GCCGCTCCCTGTCTCAACGACGCATTTGTCACCGATGATGAGCATACAGGCTATGAGTCCTACCTTGCTGATTTTATCAGTTCCGTCACCCACGCTGCTGTACTTGAACTCATACAGCTCGGGGGCAGTGTCTGTGAATGGATACCACCCACTATCGCCACTTTCGTCCCAGCGGGCCTCTTCATTATGTTTAGGGTCCGAGTATGTCTGTTTCCAGAATTTGCGCGTATAGTAGAGTCTGTCTCCTTTTTTGTTCTTTGTCACATTTCCTCTTACGTCAACCTTGCCTTCAGGTGGTGTTCCGCCGAACGGCATGAACACCCATTCCTTAGTCCGGAGGTCGTAGTATTTGGCTGTTACTTTCACGGTTGGGTTCAGGAGCATTTTCCCTGAAAACACAATATAGTTCGTTGTCTCCTCATCGACAGGGGAAAACATCCCCCCGGAATGCTGACTCACATAAGTGGCATAAGGAATGGCACTGCGAAGAGCAGACTCGTTCGGATACGCCTCTGCAGCACTGTTCTTTCCGTTACCGTTCACCGACAGCACCAGGACATTGTCCATGTTGATTTTCGACACGGGGCTGTTGTCTTTCCTGGCCATGGCCCGCTCCACCTTGCCATAGGAAACGAGCGCTGCCCCAAGATTCTTGCCGAGCCACTGCAGCAACGCCTGCTGGTCCTTACCGCCACGGCCGAAGTGAACCATGAGTTCCTCACCGCTGCCAGTGCCGCTATGCATAGGGAAACGCCACGAAACATGGTGCTTCAACCACACATACCAATCCACGATGCTTCCATCATCATAGTCGGTATCACCTTCAAGCACCAAATCCCTGAAACCTCTGTAAGCCCGTTTTCCATCGCCTAAGCTGATCAGTTCTGACATGTATTTCTGCCGTGCTGCGAAATAACTCCCGAGCGCACTTTCCTCCAGCGGGCTTTCGATGAGACTTTCCATTTTCTCAACCTTACAGGTCAGCAGCAGCTGGTTGTAGATTTCGCCGACACTGATGGTGGTATCCGTGCCTGAGACCTTATCTGTCGTTATCCCTATCAGTCTGTGAGGTGTAGTCAGAGGCTTGTTGCTGTAAAGGTCTTTCCATGCGATGTTTTCTGCCTTTTTTACATTCTCCCATGAAAACAGATAGAAAGAAAAGCCCTGCTGTACGATGTGCAGGTTAAGGTACTTCAGCAGTTCCGTCAGCACCTCTTCTGCCGTCCATACATTGTCTTCGTTATCCGAGAGGAACAACAGCTCATGAATGCCTATCTGTGAGAAAATACCGAACGCATTCTCCGATTTGCTTACCCCGATGCTGCCGTCATAAAAACAAGCCAGACTTTGATTTCCCTGAATATCAAGATTATCCGACAGACCAGACAGCAGCTCACGGATGATATCTAAGAAGCTGCGCTGTCCCGCTTTCTCTTTCACCTCCTTATAGGTGATACCCTGCACGCCGACATTTCGGTACTTGGAATATTGCAGGGCCGTCAGCACGTCGATACAGCTGAGTTCTATTTCGTCTTCTTCCTCATTATAAGGTTGCGAATAAGTCTGCGGTTCTATAAAGCCGGCAAAGAGGCATTCTCCCTCGCGATAGATATTTACTACAGCATCACGGCAGGAAGCACAGAACAGGTCGGGAATGAAATTCTTTACCAGCAGGCGTACGGTAGCCTGATATTTGAGCAGTACATCAAAGGTGTCGCTGACCTGGCTTTCAATCTCAACGGGGTCATCCGTCCAGCTGACGCCGCAGCCTTCGGTACCGATTTCAACTTCATTCGTGCGGTCGCCCCGAGTGAGGATATGTACCTCTATGCGCTCGTTCTTTTCGTTATAGAAGTGTCCGTGTATGTACATTTTTATCTTTTTACAGTTTGATATTTGTCTTCCGTCTGCTGATACGTGTCTCGTTGGCCAGTGCCAGAACGAGGTCACGGCCACGCAGCTTGGCCTCCAATCGTCCGCCACCGTTGCTTTCACCGCCGATGAGCGATTTCAGCTTATTCAGCGGTGCAATTACCTCCGGGTTTGACCGTGCCCCGGCATATTCGCCCATGATCGAGAGTGTTGGTCCGTAAACGATGCCACCGTCGGCAAACGGTGTAACACCGTTGATGAAGTTAAAGAGGCGACTCTGCTGCGCCCCGTTGAGTATCATTTCGCCCGAGTTCACACGAGCCAGCAATTTGTCGCCGCTCGGTGAGGAGCCGCCCACAATGCCACCATTTGCAAAGGCACCGCTGACGGATGCCAGGGCAGCAACGACAGCGGCCACACCTGCGGCAATGGCAATGAGGTTATAAGGGAAAGGCATGCTTGCACCGCTGGCTGTAGCATTTGTTATCGCCTGCCCACCCTTGGCTGCTGTATTTCTTATAGTTGCAATTGTATCAGCTTCCGTTGCTGCAGTGTGTGAGGTGGTAGCCGAAGTTTCGCTGGCAGTTGTAGATGTTTTTACTTGACTGGCTGCCGAACTCATCTGCGTAGCACCCGTCATCGCCTTGATAATGTCTACTACGCCTGCAATGCCCTGAAAAATCTGTATGGCACCATCTACCACGCCTGCGAGTGTCTCCCACGCATTACGGCCACCTTCAAGGGCGTTGGTCATTGACGAAATACCACCGGCTACACCTTTCGTGTTACCCCATAAATCTGTCAGATGCACGTCACTCTTTCTCAGCACCTTTTCATATCGTCCATACGAGCCAATGAGTTTTTCGACCTCGCTGCGCTGACTTTTATCAAGCGGATGCTTCGTATCTGCAAGCATGTCCTGAAGTTCCTTGATGCGCTTTTTCACACCGTCGAGCCCCATTATCTTGAGTTCCAATTTCAGCTCTTTCGCATCCATGCCGTCCAGCTTTGCAGTTTCGGCATTCATTTCAGGCAGGCGTGTCATGCGGTTCAGTGCCTCCCGTTTCTGCTCCAACGCCACAATGACCTCACCAATAGTGCTGATTTCTTCTCCCGAGGCCTTCTTCTGCTTTGCCTGATAGTAGGTAATGGCTTCGTCGAGCTTCTCCATCGTGTTGAGCCGCGTGATATCCTCCGGAGCCTTCAGATCGGCAAGGGTTTCGTCCCACTTCTTCTTCAGGTCACCAAGGGCATTAATCTGCTTCTGTATTTCCACACGCTCGGTGCCCGTGGCCGTCTTGAGTTTTTTTGTATAAAAGGCAATTTCGCCATCCAGCTGTTCATAAGTCTTTATCTCGTCAAGACGCAAACCCACGTGTGAACTGTCCTCGAATGCCGTTCGAAGTGCGTTCAAACGCTTGATTTCGCTGTCTATGGCCGTAAGCTGATTCCTGCCGGCTTTCTTGCGCAGTTGCTGCTGGCGCTGTATTTCCACATCTATCTTTCCCAGCGTGTCCAATTCCTTGGGACGGCCGGCTTCGGCGATTTCGGCCTGTATGACTGCGCCTAATTCCTTGTATTTCGCAATAAGTCGGGTGAGCTTCTGTATTTTTGCGGTGTCAGCCTTATCGGTCTTCTTCAGCTGTGCCTCGTAGTAGGAAACATTCCTGGTCACGTCGTCAAGGGTTTTAGCAACTTTCACAGGCTTTCCTGTCTTTGAAGTGCCTGCCGTCTTTCCTGTCTTCTTCCCTGTCGAAACGCCTTGCTCGCGTTTGTTCACGGCATCACGACGGTTCACCTCCTTCTGCATCCGGCCTATTTCCTTGTTCAGACGTTGGCGTTCAGCCGTGGCATCGCCTTTCAGCCGGGCCACTTCCTGCTGCTTTTCCTCAATCTCCTGCTTGAGTTCCTCGGTCGTGGCATCGTTCATGTTGCCACCTGTAAGCTTCGTCGACTTGCGTGAACTCTCCAACTGCTTCTGTGCCGATATCATGTGTGAGATACAGGAGTCATAACGTGTTTGCAAGCCGCCTATCTTCGTGTTCAGGGTGTCTATCTCGCCCCCCAATCGGTCGTAATAGTCCCTGCCGCCGTCCGTGGTTTCCCAGTTGTAGTGGCTTCTGCCGTTCTTGTCTAAGAACTGCTGTCCCAACTGGCGGCGTTCAGCCTCCTTGCTTTCTTTCTCCAACTGCGCTGCAGCTATCTGTGAGGACAGTACTTTTGCCTGTGCCTCATAGCCCATCTGTGCACAGTAGACCTTGCTCTTCTCTATCAGCGTATCGTACCATTCGGCCGCCGTGCGGTGATATCCGAAGCTCTCGCCGTACTTCTTGTTCAGTTCCGATACTTTCTTGGCTGCATTCTCATGATTGTGGATGAGCGAGGCAAGGCGGCTGATCTCTAAATCCAGTTCTGCACGCACATCCGACGAGGCCCGGCTGAAAGCATCTTCGCTCTCCTTGAGCTGATCTACGCTCTCAGCCGTATCCTCGGCTTCATCACCCATGAGACCGAACAGGCTTACCAGTCCGGTGATGACAACCGAAATTCCTAAAGTGAGTGCGGCATACAGGGCGGTCACGGCAACGCTCAGCGCCAGCGTGCCGCCAGCTGCTGTGTACCCGCTTGCCGACATGATGTTCTGTGCCGTTGCCACGACCTTTTCATGTACGGCCAAGGCGAGTCCCTTGACAGCCGTCAGGCTGAATGCTGCACCCAATGCCTGCAGGGAGGTAATCAGCTTGACGCAGCCGGCCACGCAGATCATGGTCTGTGCAGCTATCGTCACAAAGGGCATCGCGCCCTGCACCATGCTCCCAAGCTTTTCCTTGATATCCCCTAACGTGTTCTCTAATTGCTTCTGCTTGCCGGCATCGGTCTTGGCCAATTCTGCATTCATGTTACCCACATTGGCCGTAATCACCTCCGCCAGCATTGCAGCACGTTCGCTCTCCGTACCATACTTGAGCACACGTTCCTGCGCTTCATCGAAGGTGATACCCACACGCTGCAGCACGGCCGTCTGCCCCTGCATGGCCTTACCCATCATGTTGCCGATGCCCACGGCATCCTGATTGGTGGCATTGAGGCCGTTCTGCTGGGCAATGAGGTTGTTCATGGCCGGTATCAGCACGTCAAGGCTCTCTTTCTGTTTCAGGAACGTTGCCATCTGCTGGGCACCGCTGAGCTGTACTTCATCACCGATGACGCCTAATTCCTGCTGGGCAGAACACAGGTCTTTGACATGCTGTATCTCTTCGTCCGTGCTATTCATGCGCTGACGCATGATGGTATCCAGCTGTGTCTCGGCCACTAACTGCACCTGATAGGCCTCTGTCAGATCCTGCAATACTCCGCGCAGCTCATTTATCGAATTCTGCAGTACGCCGACGGCCTGTGCTGCCTCCGACCATGTAAGCACGTCACGCTTCAACCGTTCCGCTTCGTCCTGCACACTGCGTATCACCCGGCCCACCTCTTCAGCATTGGCCGTCACGCGCTTTGCACCGCCGTCATCATGTATCTTGATTAAAAAACTGACTTCTTTTGCCATTGTTTCTTGTTTTTTTATTATCTTTGTCCCAACAACTATAAACAGTACTTATGTCAGCGATTCATTGGACACCCGTTTTCAGACTCATCAGCGAGCATCCCATTGCTTCGGTCTTCACCGTAGCCGTCTGCCTTGTTGCCTTTGTCCTCGGTGCGCTTTTCTGCCTCGGTGTCCTCAGACATAAATAGTCTTTTTTATTTCAGCCCTGCAGCACGCTTGGCTTCTCGGTACCGCCGCTTCAATTCTTCTTCGCTCACATCTTCCCGTTCCTTTCTTTTCGTATCTTCCTCCCATGGGAACTTCATCACGTCTTCAGCCGAAAGCGTATGCTTTGAATAAGGCTGCAGCATACAGAGGCATGCCATGCGCAGGCGTTCCCACTCGCCGTGCTGCTCATTCTCGTGCCATCCATGCCAAGACTGCCAGGCCGCCTGAAACTCCGAAGGGGTGCACCGGCAGAAGTCATCCAGACTCATTCCCATGCACCCCAACGCAATTCCTTGCAGTTCCTCAATGCCTACGGCAGGGGTTTCACCGTCGTTTTTTTTTCGGCATCTCCCACCTGGGCATAGAAAGTATTCAGGCTGTCGGGTTCCAGCGAGTCTGCAAAGGTTTCGAAGTCCATTTCAAAGGTCACATCGTCGGCCTTGCATGCACTCTGCACGCAGCAGTAGATGAACTGCACGAGTTCGCGGATGTCGGTCTGCTTGAGCTCACTCACATCCTTACCCACCATGTGCTTGAAACGCATCATTGCGCCCATGGTCACGCGGCAGGGATATTCCTTGCCGCCGACCGTCAGTTTAAGAATTTGCTTTTTCATAACGTAACCTTATTAATATTATGAATGGCCGCCACCACCCTGCTTGGGTGTCGTTGCTTCTGTCAGTCCATTCCCTTGTTTCTCCACCTTACCGCAGTTCTCAAGACTTACGCTGTACTTTGCATCATCGCCTGCCTGACCGTCAAGTTCCAGTGAGGTGAGGATGTACTTGCCCTTGTAGCCGCCTGCTGCCTTGCCCGTGCGCTTGTCGCCGTCGCGAAGGTTGTAAGCGCAATCAACAGCATCGCCTGCAAGCATCAGGTCTTTCAGCTGGTCATAGGTAGGGGTTTCTGTATCGCCGTCCGTGAGTACACAGCCGTCGGCAGAGATGCTCTCCGAAAAGCTCTTCACGTACTTTTCCTTCCACTTGCCGCTTGCAGCTTCCTTGGTCACGCGCTCACCGGTTTCCGTAGATGTACTGACCTTGCAGCCCGTTGAGAAACCGAGGGCCTTGCCACCAACGCTCAGAATGAGGTTGGTTCCGTCTAAAACACTTTTTGCCATATCTTTTTCCTTATTAAAATTGTTAATACTATGCCGGCCGCCAACCCGACGATAAAGGCGGTGAATAATCTTTTCAAACTCCAGGGCTGCTGCGTCTTGATTACCTCTTTCTGCGTAGTCATCACCTGCTCTGCAGCTGACAGCTGCGCCTGTATCTCTTCGATGCGTTGCTCGTAGCGTGCACACTGCACCTCAAGACTGTCGCATCCGGCTTCGATGATAATCCGTGCAGGGCTTCCTTTGTCTGTCGTGGGCCGTCGGCTTACTTTCACATGCGCCTGTCCCCGGCGGGCCGTGTAGCCTGCGCCTGCGGGCAGGAGAGCAAGACTGTCTTCAGCTACGCTTAGCGTCACCCGTGACTCGGGCACCGTCACCCGCTGCTGCCACCGTGCGACGCTGACTGTCTGCCGTGTCGTTTCCCTCCGTGCGTGACTTTCCGCGGTGCTGCTTTCCCTTGTCGCTGTCTTCACTGAGCGACAGCTCACCGCTGACAGGGCAAGCAGCACGATGAGGACAGAGCTGGATAGCCTCGATAGCCCGCGAGAGGCGGTTGAGGGCACGGCGTGTCTTGTCGTTCTCGCCGCGGAGTTCTTCCATTTTCTCATAATTGATGCGGTTTTGTTTATGAAGCCCCACAAGTTCAGCACTGACCATGTCATACATCTGCTTGTAGGTGTCTTCCACTTTCTTCTTCTCTTCCACCGTTCTGAGGCGGCGGTTCGCAATCCAGGCAATGGCAGCACCGATACCGCCCGAAGGGATAGCCCATTGCAGGATTTGGAATATAGTCTCTGCCATTGTCGTTGGTTTTTATCGTTAAACTTGTCTGATGCCTATCGAGCGCAGCCAAGTTGGAACATCGAAACTCGGGCACGCCTTGCCGGGGTTCAGCTCATGATGTCCAACGATACGGATTTGCGGGAACCGCGCGTGGAAGTCCTCCACATAGCGTTTCAACGCTTCGCGCTGCGCCTCGGTGCGCGTATCCTTCGGCTTCCCGGCTTTGTCGCAGCCCCCCACATATACAATATGTCGGCTCACGCTGTTATAGCCTGCAGCACCGTTGGTCACTTCCCATGGATCAACATTAGCGTCCTCGTTGTTATTAACGAGTCGTTCCACGTGTCCGTCCAAGTGCACCATGTCTGTATAGCCTACCTGTTTCCAACCACGGCCTGCAGGAGGGGGCTCAGTGTGCCAGCGGCGTATTTCGTCCGCGCTCACCTCACGCCCCTCCGGGGTGGCCGTGCAGTGGATAACGAGATATTGTATTGACTTGCTCATTCAATTCTTACGATTAAGAAGCCTTGTATCCACTCATCATCACTACGCCGGCATCTTCCTTTTTGGGCATGCAGAGGAAGTAGTGGCGGAAGTTGATCTTGTTGCGCTGATACTCAGGGTCGGTTGCTGCCTCGCTGTAGTACATCTTCGTCGAGCCTGTCGCCTTGAAGACGCGCGGTGTGTAGAATGCGAACGAGCAGTTGAACTCGCCGTCCCCGGCAGCCACGCCCAGGTTCTTCTTCTTTCCTGCCTGTGTGTAGAGCGGCGTATTGGCATACTCATAGACATCGAAGCCATAGAGTTTGCCCACCTTACCCGTAGCGCGGTCGATATTGTACTGCTCGCGGAAGGTCTGACTGGCGAGCAGCAGGTCGTTTGCATGATCCGGACAGAGTACCAGTCGGCGGTTCTCAGCAGGAACCCCCAATTTATCCATTGCAGATTTCAATGCTACCACGTCGGCCATTGTCAGACGCAGACGCCCTGTCGTGGCATCACGTTCACCCGTGGTCTTCAGCACTGGGGTCTTAGCGGTATCCTGCTGTGCACAGAGGGCATGAGCGGCTTTTGTAAACTTAGAGTCGTTAATGGCATTACCATGTGATTCCTTCACGCGAGCCATCTTGTCGTAGGAAGCCGCATAGAGTTCATCGTCGGTGATAGGGGTCACCTTGGTCTGAAACTTATCCAACTTCACGGCGATATCCTTGTCGGACAAGGCCTGCGTTGGAATCGGATAGGTCGTGTTGTTGATAAGCACATCAGGGTCCACACCTACGTCTACCAAGTGAATGACGTCGTTGTTCACGATGCTGCTCTGGTCGGGAACGCCGTCCAGCCACGAGCCTTCCAACCCACCACGCAGCGATTTTACCAACTCGCCCGTCCACACTTCTGTAAAGACACCTGCACGCAGGGCATCCTTGGGCAGACATGCACCTACGGCAATGGCAATCACATTCAATGCCACCGCACCTATCCAGGGCGCAACGCCTACAGCTAAGGCTATCAAACCTCCTACAACCACATTGACCAGCAATGCAATCATTAATTTCATAACTAATCTCTTCATGTTACTCATTTTTTTACTTTTACTTTCTTACTTTTATTTCTTTGCCTTTCAAAGTTCGCATTTCATGCCGTACTCTGCCTCGTAGAGCTTCTTGTACTCCTCCACGTTCTCGGCACGCAGCTTCACAAGTTCGTCAGCCGGTACTTCACTGAGTT